AAGACGTACAAGTTCTGGTACAGAAGCATCATAAACACCCCTGACACGTAATGCTTTTATCAATCCATCTATCTTGTCAGATAGGCTATCAAGTTCCTTTGCCTGATCTTGATACAGACTGAAATCAGGAACAGGCTCTAATGAATCCGTAGTAAGCGTTGCATATAGTGGCTTTGCGCATGGGAAAAAGTTCTCTAATTCCAACGGATCATCACGTTTATCCAGAATCTTGTTCATGGACTTGCTCAACCAAATCGCAGAATCTGATTCCTTATCCCAAATCTCGTAAATCAGTGCTTGATTCTCTAAATCCTCGGATTTTGATATTTTCTTATCATCTTTAGGTGATGTATCAAGTGGAATCTTGTTTCCAAGTTCTTCACCAAAGCGTTCTACAAGCGCAGGTCGTCCAAGATAAACCTTACGCCAGACTGCGGTTACTTCTTCCCACGTTCTTGCTACGGTATGCCCGAATTCACGCCAATGTACGTAGTCAACAGGAGCACATTCGTATTCAATAACTTCTTTTTCGCCCTGATCTTGTGCCTCAGACTCGTCTTGTGCTTCATCAGCATCCTCGGTAATCTGGAATCCATCATCAGGAGTTCCGAAATGAGGCTCATATCTGACCCATGCTATTCCACGACCGCCAAGAAACCTGTCCTGAACGCAATTTTTCATTGCTGAACGATAATCAGGATAATGCTCTACCTCAAATTCCAATGCCCTTTGGAGGATAAGGGATGCCACTCTGCCAACAGGATCAGTGTCCCTATATCTACGAGTCACTTCAGGTTTTGGCAAACGACTGAATACGGCGGGGACAATAGTTTGAACATTGCTCCACAATACATTGAATTTTGCGGTGGTATCGTTATACCCCCTGGAATCATCTCTGTATCGTTTAAGGATTTTTTCAACGCGCCCTTCCCATTTTTTGAAGGTACGCTCATAGGCTGAAATTGTATTCAACCACTTCTGAATTTCAACGCTATCATCCTCTTTCGCCATGATTTCAAATAAAAACCATAGTGACGTTCAGTGTATTAGCTATAACTACGTTTAGTCCTTGGCTTAAAGAAACTGGAAGTGGATACCACTGGCCGGCATTTGGTGTAATTGTTCCAGTAACAGGAGTCGATGTACCAGTGGATGCGTCATCATAAATATTAATGGTTCCAGACGTAGTGGAATTACACATGAAACCAAGTAAGCTACAGGTTCTCGGACATACATTTCCTGTTCCAGAAACTAACTTGTACGCACCAGTAGACGTAATATTTGCACTCATTATATTCTCCAATCCCTGCCACGAAAGGCAGTTTTCCACATCTCATTAAGGCTGAAACTAGGTTTGCCAATAGTAATGCCACGCATTTCCTCATAAGCTGAATTCTGCACTTCTTCTTCTCGCCACGCTACCGCCATATATCTAAATGCGTCTGCACCATGACTCGTAAAATCATGCTTTGGCTTATCTTTAAGCATCCTGCGTTCATCATCATATTCACGCTGATATTCCCGCAGGCATTTCAAGCCAAATTCAGTTTTTTCTGCATCAAACCAACACCTCTTCAACGCCATCCTACTCGCTTGAATTCCATCTTGCAAGGACAAATTCGGACAAATTCGCATATTTCCAAGCCCAATCAGGGCAGAAAGCTGCTCAATTATCGACTTTCCTCCGGATGCCAATGTTTTAGCTCGGGCATCGTGGGGTAACCAATGAAGCCCATATTTATATGGTTTCCCCATCACAATACCCGCATAATAGGGTACTGCTTCTCCATTGCTTGAGTGGTAATCAATCAAATGTATCTCATCACCCACCACCTGATAAAACCATATCGACGTATCATCAGAATATCCCAAGTCCCATGCCGTATGCACAGGCACAGCAGGATCGTACTCAACTTTTGTAATACGGCCTTCATCTTCTGCATTCTGCATCTCTAGGCCATAGTAGCTTCCAAGTACAGCCGATGTAAAGGAACAATAGTATTCCTGCTTGAACATGGCCTGCCCAAATGCTTCCCCATTCTCTGCCTTATATTCCAGCAATTCAGAGGCTAATTGTTCTGGTGTGAATACCCCTGTTTCATCAGCAGTCAATACCTGGCTAAACCATTCATTCGGAGATTTCTTCGCCATTTCAAACATTTCATAAAAATGATTCTTTCCGCGTGGCGTTGAATTAAACGCAGCCCATCCATTATTTTCCAGCAACATCGGACGAAGATAACTCCACGATGCGGGATTACTCAGTGCATATTCACTGAATACCAAACCTACAGGCGTAGAACCCACCAATGCGTCATAAGCATCAGACCCAATCAACTGAAACTGGCTACCATTCAATAACTGAATGCTCATCTCCTGCTGATTCGTGCTACGCCTGATCTCCATCGGGAATGCTTCATCCAGTCGTAATTTCCCAGTATGCGGATTGATCGCCTGCCACACCGCCTTGCGGCACTGACTATATTCAGGCATCAAATACCATATATTACCTACACGCTCATGTGCAGCACATGCACAGTGATTAAGCATTACAGCATCCTTGCCACTCCGCCGATGCCAACTTACCACAGCCCTCTTCCCACCATTTGCCAGATATTTCCATAGTGGCTGCTGGTATGGCCTTGGACTCCAGTTATTAGGTAATACAATTTTTTTCATGATATGATTACCTTGGTAATTTAGCTCTCAACAATCTGGCTAACTGCCCCATTGTCTCAGTTCCGGCCCTTGCATATACAGGCTGTTTAATACCTGTATCACTTTTCATGGTGCTTACCTTATTAAATACACTTTGATTCATCGAACTATTCGGGTTTCCATTCTGGATACTCTGTGGTCTTGGCTGCGTTACCTTCATGTTATTCATAAACAATCCCTTCCCTTTGTACAATAACCGTTATTCCGACCTTTCCATCCGTTTCATTCTTATCGCCATATACCTTACGACCCCACTTCGATGCCAACCATTTACGCGCATCAATCTTGTCACGTACAACATCACTTGATTCTGCAACACTCAATATCTCCCTCGCCAACGCATCAGCAGCAGCTTCCTGCGCCTGCCTGTATTTTGACATGCGATCTTCGGACGAAAGAAAAGCCCATAGCACACTATAAGGTATCCCCATAGAAAGTGCTATTGCCTTGAGTGATTCACCTTCGGCAACTCTACCGACAATATCGTTGAGCACATCTGTATCTCCGGATTCAGAAACAAGCTCATCCAGCTTCCTGTACCCAATTCTTATCAATTTACCCATGCGGCATCGTAACCCATTTATTTAGTGTTGTCTAGGGTGAATATGGGGCGCAGGTAGATCTACCCGATGGAACCGCCGATCAGTCCGGGTTGTTTCTGCTGGCATGCCCTGTTGTGAAAATAACCCCCCCCCATCGCATCACGTGACAAACTATTTCTTGTGGGCCAGAGCTTGAACTTGTAGGTGCACCAGCAAGGTGATCTGCGTTGGTGGCATCGACGGCATACCGGACAGAGCTCCGACAACAATGAATGATCATCTGCTGATACCTGCAACTATATCCATGCTGGACACGCGGCATAGTCGATATGTATTTAGGGATGCGCCGCTGATACCTGCGCTGATACCCGCAGGCTAATACGCAATGGCAATGGCACTTGTGGCGGATTAATTACAAACTGTTTGCAGTGGCACTTGTGGCGCATTGTTCACAAAGTGTTTTGCATATGGCGCATATGGCGCATATGGCAGATAAATTGGAAAGTGTTTTTGAAGGACAGGTAAAATGGCGGATGGCGGATTAATGGCGGATGTTGCGCATGTTTAGAAAGTACTGACGCGCGTGTACACACGGAGCAGGTTTACAAAAACAGCAATAATCCGCCATTTTTGGCACAATCCGCCATTTTCTGTGAATAACGCGATTTTACATGCCGGTATTAGCAGTATTAAAATATTGCATGGCACAATAATAAATTAAATAAATATATTAAATAATTCTTGACAAACGTGTTTAACTGTTTTATAGTTCGTTCATGCGCTAATTTTGGTGCAGATAACGAGGGAGTAAAGAAAATGAAAAACACAGAAACAAGAAACATGAATAAATATTGGGATGCACCATGCCGCGTCATGTACCGCATTGCCGGTGGCAAGCATAGAACTACTCTAGGCGGTTATGACCTGATTAAGCGCATGAAAGATTCAGGGCGGTTAATCGCGGCATGGTCGACGTCGACC